GGAACTCTGCATCGTCCATTAAGTTAAACCATTCTGCTTGGTTAACGATATAAACAACATCTGCTGCGTTAACACCATATTTGCCCATATTCTTACGTGCTGCTAATAGATTAGCTGCTGTAAGTGATTCACTTGCGAATGCTGTGCTTGATTGTGTTTTGTCACTATCCGCTGATGCGAGTGAGACAATACCGTTAAAGCATGCATTAGATGTACCAAAAGGTCCATCTGCAAGGTTACCAACTAGAAGTCCAGACTCGATGCTTCTAGCATGAGATCTGATCATTGATTCACGAATTAGAGGAAGAATTGGCATAATTGCATCTTCTTCAGTTTCGTTACCAAGATAACTTGTTGAGATAAGTTTTTTAGTTGAGAGAGATCTTTCCGTCATATCAATACCACCCCACGGAGTACCATAAGTATCTCCACGTTGGGCTAAGTTACCATGAGGGCTTGTACCTGCAGTTGTCTGAGTTGACGCAAATTCTGCGTAACCAGCATCTGGTAGTACAGGCATGATCATAGTAGCGGCATTCATAGTAATTTCCCTAAACATAGGAGCGAGAATTAATTCATTTTGAATATCTCTTTCTACATTCTGAGAAACTTCTTGTTCGAAATCTGCTGAAGATACACCAACACCTGACATGGCGTTAACTTTTTCCATTACGCCCTGCGCGAATTTTGTTTCGTATCCACGCCCAGTTGCTTTTCCTAGCATATATGCATCATCAATATCTTGTGCAAATGACTCTTTCCAGTCGTTACTACCTTTAGTAGCAAAGACTCTTTTTGAATCGCGGATATTAATAATTTCTTCAGATTTTTCGGCAAGTTCGGATTTAAGTTCTTCAACAACAGTTTCTAAGTTGGAATAGTCTTTAGAGACACGATCTTCTAGATCAGACATTAAACGTTCTGCTCCTTCAGTTCCTGCTTTGACTATGCTTTCAACTTCAGCTTTCTTCTCTTGAATTAGCGCATTTTGAGCTTCTGCTTCATCAGCGGCTGTTTGAGCCTCTGCATCAGATTTAGCTTGCTTTTCAGCTTGTGCCATTGCAATTTCAGTAGCAGTTTTTCTAGCTACTTCTTTCGCAAATTCTTCAAGGTTGAAATCTTTTTCTTTTTGTTCTGACATTTCCGTTTCCTTGATTACAGTCTGATTGACTGTTTCTTCTGGTGAATCTATGTCAATAGATTGACCAGTTATTTTGACAAAGTCATTCTTCCAATTCATATATTCGTTCTCTGAATCGAAAGACTTAGCTACAGAAAAAGTTGCGGCTTGATTAGCGGGTACTGATACCACACTAATTTCAAAAAGCTCTGCATCTTTTATGCTGTAACCGTCGGTTTCCTCTATATAATCAGCGTCCTTGACTCGGAAACCAACGCTAAATGCGCCAAGTACACCTTCTTTAACTAGTTCATTAATTTTACCTGCTGACTTAGATATCTTACCTTTTATCTTTAATCCTCTTTCGTCAACACCTAATTCAGTTGTTTTACCGATAGGATTATGATAATCGTGGTTAAAAAGGATAATGGGATTATTCTCATAATTACCTATACCGCCTTTAGACCAAGCTGTCGGATGAATTACATCTCCCGCTCTATCTTGATCATTAGTGCTAGCATAACCTTTTATGTTAATACTTCCATCTTCATTTTCATCTAATGCTTTAAAATTTGAAGTTAAGTTAAATATTTTATTCATTTATTTCCCCTTTTTTGCAACTTTAGCTTTCGCTTTGGCTGCAGGCTTAGGTGCTGGAGCTGGCTTAGTAGCTTGCTCATATTCCTTTGGAAAATTCACCTTAATTAATTGAATCAATCTACCCCAAGAACCAGTAATTTTTCTAACTGCTCTTGCTCTATGTGGAGTATCGTTTTCAGCAATATACTCTTTCATATTCATAATTTTACCTTTTTTGGCAAAATATTCGGCTATTGATTGTGCTATTCTTTTCTGTCTAGTCATTTTCTTCGTCCTCTGAAGGTCTTCCACCTTCACTTGGATTTGCTGCGCTTCCTGCTATGTTTGCTGGAACACGTAGTTCATCGTTTCCTTCTATTGATTCCATTCTCATGGATTCTCTAGCTTCGTTTGGTGTTATAATACCACCATTTACTAAAGTGGAATAATAGGCTGCTTTGTCTTGTAATTCTGGTTGCAAGGCTGGAATATTGCTTACATCTTCAAGTAAATCAAATCCAAAAAACCTTTCAAAAGCATAATTTATCTTCTTAACAATAGGTAGTATAGTTTCTAAGTAATACAATCTATGATTAGGTCTAATATTTGCGTTATTTCCACTGTCTAAAAGCAAAGGAGGTATTCCTAGTGCTTGTAAAATTATTTTTTCGTTAGACTCAATACTTGGTTGAAAATCCAAATCTTTAAAACTTACTTGTGTTAAATTTGATACTTCTAATCCGCCATCTAATATTAGTGGTCGTCTTCCACCCGTATTTGGGTTGTATCTAACTCTCCAAGCTGCTAACATTCTTTCTTTTATTTTTTCACTAAGAGTATTTGGACTCTTTAGTACTAAACCTGGTACTGCTCCGTTCTTAAAGAAGTTATCTTGAAAATTTCTCATACTTCCTAAAAGTTGCATAGTTCTCCATGCTGGTTTAAGTCTTGGAACTCCTCTGTAAATTGAATTAAAAGAATTTTCTTTTATATGTATAATTTCATTTGGAGAGTACTCTACTTGTCCATCATAGATATATTGAGTAACATATTGAGTTTCGTGTGTTTCGATTTCTACATTCTCTGCAGGTAATTGATATAGTCCTTGACCGTCAAAGTATACAAAGATGTTTCCATCTATTAGTAAATCAATAATAAGATTTCTTTTGAAAGAGCTTATATCTTGAAAAGGATTAGGTTCTATATTTAGTAAAGTATTAACCTTTGTTTTTCTAATATTTTTAACTACAGGGTTTATTCCTACTATCTTTTCTCCAACATCTATAGGTATCTCAGCAACATCATCTACTATCATGTTTACACCTCGATTAACAACCTCTTGCTGTTCGTAAGCGTTTCTATAGTTAGTAGAATTCTCTCGAGTAGTTATAGCTATACCCTCTTCCCTTGAAATCATGGGTTGAGCTGGGTTTAATTTTTCTTCTCTTCCTAGTAGTCTATCGTACCAAGCCATATTTATCTCTCTGTTTCTGTGCCCAACGGGGTTGCTTCTTTGCAGTTATTATTTTAGGCTTTTTCCCGTATATTGAATGTAGTTTTAAGTGATGAGTATGACAAAGTGTTATAGTATCCTCAAAAAGTTCTTTTTGATGATCTTTAATAAACTCGTCTCTTAGACTCATTATTTCTTCAGCCGACTTAATCTTAAGATCGTGTTTTCTAATCCATCGTTCTAATAATTCAGTCAAACTGTAAAAATGATGAAAATCAAGGTTTTTATTACTACCACAGATATAACATTTAGTACTTTTTCTATACTTAGACTTTGCTTTGTCTCTTACATATTTGACCAAGTCTCTCCTAAGATTCATATTATTCAGCCTTATAAATAATTATACTAGAAATGAACCTTTTTGTCAAGACATATTTTTTGTTTGGTGTGTTCATTTAAAAAGTAGTCGCAGTTGTCTGGAATGTATAAAGCGCATATCTAAGAGCGTCTGCCATATGACTGAACTCGTTATGCTTTGGTTTTTCTCTCATTAAATTAGGGTTTGGATCCCATTGATACTGGTCTAATGCCTTTAAAGCCTCTTCACTTCTTTGATCTACAATTAGATTTTCATTATCTACGATTCCCGCTACGTGACCTATGCCATCCAAAATTGATTTTTTTGCATTGATTGTTGATATATCATAATTCTGTGCAAAATCATATCTAGTTTGTTGAGCCGCTGAGTCGATATAGATCCAGTCGATGTCCCACTTTTCTACTAACTTCCTTATTTCGATGGCGTGTTGTTCGGTGGTACGCTCTGAGTCAAGATATTCGTCCACGAGATAATACTTCTCAGCGTCCCAATCATAAGCCAAGACGCAAAACGCTGTAGGATCTTTATACCCGACATCAAGACCTGCAAAAAGGTCCATTTCGCTAGTGTCAATTTCTGATAAGTCTGATACACATTTCTCATGATTAAAATTCCATACTTGTCCTTCGTAAACGTTAAAGTCGGCTAGGTATTCTTGATTAAATTCGGCTTCAGACATCGCTTTCCTAGCTTCGTTAATGTCTGATTTCGCGTGCCTTGGGTTTTCGTGATAGCTTGCTCTAATTGAGATCCATTCTGGGTATTCATCATTATAACCTCTATTATAGAAGTCTGAGAACCAGTTATTTCTCCCTCTAGGTGTGGAGATAAAGATAGCTTTACTATTTTGTTTGTCTAGTGTGGGTCTTAGTGCTACATTGAAAGCATCTCTGCCATCAACGAGCGCCGCCTCGTCAAAAATTATTAAGTCATATGATCTACCAACACAGGAATCTACTTGGTTAATTGAACCCATTCTTACAGTCGATCCATTAGATAGTTCAATAATACGT